GGACGAGCGATTGCCCACAGGGAAGGTGTACACAATGGATGAAATAGGAAATCAGCATTGGGTGGGAAACACTAGGATCACGGATGCTAATTCAACAGAGGTCTTTCTGAAGGAGAGACAGTTGACAGGAGCGTTCTTTGAGAACCTCTTGAGATGGCAAAAAGAAGTGGATAGCTTCTGTGACCTTGGTGTTGATCCACACCACGTGACTGGTTGGAGAAACATAGCGATTAAGCTGACGAAATGGATCCGGAAGATAGTGTACCTGGCAGGAGATCTCAAAAAGATGGATGCGTCTGTGACAAGAGAATTGATGGACGTTTTCACTGAATGTGTGATCCGCTGGTACAAGATTGGAGGACTAATCAGCAAAGAGGAGTTGGATAACTTGCTTCACTTTATGAATGAAATGGCAGATTGTGCATCCATATCAATAAATGTTATCTATAAATGTGTGGGGAACAAGTCAGGACGCTTTTTGACTACAGTTTTAAACTCATTTGTAATGCTTTTCTTGTTGTTGGACACCGGTTTGACAACTGCAGCGGAGAAAGGCCTGGAAATGGATGCCCAGGAGATTATGGAAATGATCTACGCTTGCGTGAAAATCTTTGGGGACGATCATGTTCTCGGAGTCGAGGAGGAAACTTCTTGGTTCGATATGAGTGATGTTGCTAAGGTATGTGCTAGATACGGTATGATCTATACTAGTATCTTCAAAGACAGAGAGATTGAGCCATACTACTCGTTCGAACAGGTGAAGTATCTGCAAAGGTATTTCGTCAAAGATGGACCAACTTGGCATGGGGCTCTTGACAAGGATATTATTGAAGAGATGCCATATTGGATGACTACCACAAAACCCCCAGAAGAAGCAATATCTGAAGTGGTGGACAGTGCTTTGCGAGAGGCATTCCATTGGGGAAAAGAATATTTTGAGACGATCAAGTCCAGAATTAACCAAGGTCTAGCGGAACAATGCCTGCCTCAGTGCACATTAGTATACTACGACCTTTTATCAAAGTTTCATAGGTCGAAACGATGGGTGGTTCCCAACGATGAAGGTATCTGTGGGCACATGTCAGGTGTGTCGATGGAGCAACATCAGGAAATAACCAACCCTGTGGAAACGGTGGTAGCAACTACCAATTTCGCAGATAATGTTGGAAAACAGGAAGCGCAAATAGAGACACCGACGATTATTATGCCTGTTACCCTTGGCACAGATCCATATCCCGATCAGGGAATGAAGACTGTGCTTTCCAGACCTTATCCGGTGGCAACTTTCAACTGGGTTTCTACAAATGCAATTGAGAGTAATATATTCGCAGGATATTTCCCAGCACTCCTAATGACCGTGCCGAACCTGGTTGAGAAATTAAACAGATTTCAGTACGCTCGTTTTGGCGTCAGAATATCATTCAGAATAAATGGAACAGCATTTCATTCTGGAAAACTGCTAATAGCCTGGGTTCCTCATTACCCAGATGAGAACCTTTGGCAAAATCCATTTCAGAATATCTATACGATGAGTACAGTAAATCATAGTATATTGAGTGCGAACACAAATGTGACGCCTGATTTGGTTATTCCGTTCGTTGGTCCACGGACATATTGGAATATGAGAGATGACCCTACCACAGTAGCGAGAGGGATGGTTGGGACCGTTTGGGCCAATGTGCTTGCGCCACTCAATTTATTGGGTAGCTCAGCCACTACGACCCTAGTGATCACAGCCTATTGTAGCTTTGTCGAACCAGAAGTGGCAGGGCTAGGACTAAGAGTAAATTCAGTGCCTGTACGCACTGTATCGAGAAATGTCGTCGGACATATGATGAATGACCCATCGAAGAGTGAAGCAAGAACGAAAAGCAATCAGAATACAATAGCTTCAGTTGCTAAGAACACTGTAGCTAACGCTTTCAGCATAATAGTCAAACCCTTTGCTAGTGCACTTTCAAGTGCGGGTAAAGATATGATAAGTGCTGTATCAAAAGATGCACTCGCTGCCGTATTTATGGATAAACCGACCTCTGTCCAGGCAGCTCAAAAAACCAGAACGGAAACTGTGTCTAGTTTCGCTCATGTTTCTGGTTTAGATGGATGTAACGTGTTATCTGCTCAACCGGAGAACCACGTTAGCAATGATTATAAGATCTTTGCAACTCCGCGTGACTACAACAGGTTTGCTGAGTATAAACTAAGACCGGCATTGATTCAGCTTGGATATATCGATCCGACCACAGAGATCGGGTACAGGTTCATTCAGTTGCCAGTCAACCCATTGATATGCATGACCGGAGATTTCGATTCGCAAGAAAAGGATGCTACTCCGTACACGTTGTATTACATGACACCATTGGGTAATCTTGCAAAGGAGTTCCTCTATTGGAGAGGGGGGATGAAATTTTACCTTCAGTTTACTGGAAGTAAATTTTCAACGACCAGGGTCAGAATAACCTGGTTACCCGATCCAACATGGACTGCTGCGTGGGAGGCAGATGAGGAAGGAGACACAGTAAGTAAAATTGTTGATGTGACTGGTGATACCAGCACTTCTTTTGTGATACCTTACCTCAGGGAACAGGATTGGCTGATAGTAGGAGATGTAGTTGATGTAACCAATCCTCCAATTACTGATTGTGAACCACACAATGGTCAATTAATCATTAGTGTGTTGAATCCAGTGAGTGCTTCGTCTTCAACGGCGAATGCAATTTACTTCAGTCTTTGGGTGAGTGGAGCAGAGGATTTTGAAGTTGCTAGGC